GAGATCGATGATAATGATGATCCTAAAGTAAATATACATACATTATATAAACACAGATGGGTATGGTATCATCTTATCCTTTGCATACAAATGATATTAACTAATATACTTTTAGTAGGAATACTAATAGTCTTGGCAATTAAATTATGATAAAATTTTTGAAGATACGTTGGAAAAACTTTCTTTCGTATGGTAACACGTTTACTGAAATAGACCTTACTAAAAATAAATCGACACTTATTATTGGTCAAAATGGTGCTGGCAAATCAACTATGTTAGATGCATTATCGTATGCATTGTTTGCAAAACCTCATAGAAATATAATTAAGAATCAATTACCTAATTCTATAAATCAAAAGAATTGTGTAGTTGAGGCAGAGTTCTCGGTCGGTAGGTCATTATATAAGATCGTAAGATCTATAAAACCTACTAAGTTCGAGATTTGGAAAGATGGAGAGATGCTCAATCAATCTTATCATTCCAAAGACTACCAAAAGATCCTTGAGCAAAACATCCTTAAACTCAATCATAAGAGTTTTCATCAGGTAATTGTATTAGGTTCCTCCTCATTTATTCCCTTTATGCAGTTACCTGCACGACACAGAAGGAATGTTATCGAGGATCTTTTGGACATTAATGTATTCTCTAAGATGAATATAATACTAAGAGAAAAGACATCTATACTTAAAGATGAGATAAAAGAATTATCGTATAACTTAGAGATAGCCAACAACAGAGTGGCTACACAAAAGAAATATATTCAAGACGTTAAACAACTTACAGATCAGAATATTGAATCAAAGAATAAAGAGATAGATGAAGCTCGAACTGATATCGATAATCTTGTTCTTAAGAATAGTGATATGACAAAAGAGTTAGAAGAACTGGCTCCACAAAATAAGATAGATCTTAAAGAGTCTAGTGATAAGAAGACAGATATACTTCATAAGCAAGCAAGACTTAGATCCAGCATAGAGACTCTTGTCAAGAATGCAAAGTTTTACGAAGACAATAGTAATTGTCCAACATGTGAACAAACTATTACAGAAGAGTTTAGAACTAATAAGATTAAATTAACTAAAGAAGAAGCTAAGGCTTTATCTGACGATATGAATATTTTACGAGATGCAGCTGCAGATGTAGAAGATAAGTTATCTAAAGCTTCTGTCATAGCTAATAAACTTACAACAATACAAAATGATATTACAAATAATAATAAAGAAGTAGAAAGACTGACAAGACTTGTTAAGAAAACTTTAGATGAAATATCTACTGATTCAGTTAAAGATCTAAATGAAGCTAAGACAGAACTCGAAAATATTATCGAGACTGTCACAGAAGCAAATGATCAAAAGACAAAAGCCAACGAGCAATACTCATATAATTTGGCTATGTCTGAAATGTTAAAAGATACTGGTATTAAGACAAAGATAATAAAGCAATATCTTCCTGTTATGAATACTCTTGTCAATCAATACCTACAAGTGTTAGACTTTTATGTGCACTTTGACTTAGATGAAGAATTCAATGAAACGATACGATCAAGACACAGAGATGTATTTACATATGATTCCTTCTCTGAAGGAGAGAAGCAGCGTATCGACCTATCACTACTATTTACTTGGCGTCAGATAGCCAAGATGAAAAATTCTGTATCAACTAATTTACTAATACTTGATGAAACTTTCGACTCATCTCTCGACCATGACGGTGTTGAAAACTTATTAAAGATATTAAATACATTAGGTGATGGCACGAATATCTTTGTTATATCACACAAAGGTGAGATCTTAAACGGTAAGTTTGATGATACCATTGAATTTAAGAAAGAAAGAAATTTCTCTAAAATTGCTGCTTAAGGGTTTACATTTGTCGAAATATGTGGTATAATTACTATATAATTTAAAATGAGGTTTTTATTATGGAACTAACTGAAAATACTTTATCAGTGTTAAAAAATTTTTCTGGTATCAATCAGAATATCTTGATGAAACAAGGAAACGTTATCAAGACAATTAGCGAAGCTCGAAACGTTTTAGCTATAGCTAATGTAGTAGAAGAGTTTCCTAAAGACGTAGGCATATACGATCTTAACGAGTTTATTGGTGTGTTGGGCTTAGTTGATACACCTAATTTAAAATTTGACGATGACTTTATGACGATCAGTGATTCAACTGGAAGATCTAAAATAAAATACTTTTATTCTTCTGAAGATACACTTACAACACCATCGAAAGACATCACAATGCCAGAATTCGATGTAAGGTTTAAACTCGATGTTGAAGTCTTAAATAAATTAAAGCGTGCTGCTTCTACTCTTGGCCACAACGAAGTGTCAATTGTTGGAAAAGATGGCAGTCTTAACTTATCTGTTGTAGATAGCAATAACCCTACGTCAAATGCTTTCTCTATAGATATAGATGGTGAGTTTAAAGAAGATGCAGTATTCAACTTTATACTCAACATAAATAACTTGAAAATAGTTAATGGAGATTACGACGTACAAATCTCTTCTAAACTAATATCGCAGTTTACTCATAGTGATGAAAAGCTACGATATTGGATTGCAATGGAAAAATCCTCAACTTATGGAGTATAATTAAATGGCGGATGAAAAGAAAACTGAAACACCAGCTGTTTCACCAAACTTAAAGCAACTACAAGAGTTATCTAATAAAGCTTCTCGAAGTACAGTTGCAGTGATTGATGCGATGACACAAAGAGGAGCTTTCAAAGGTGAAGAGCTTTCTACTATTGGTGGTCTTCGTGATCAATGCATACAAATCATTCAACTCGTAGAAAATATAGAGCAAGAGACAGCATTACAATCTTAAGCATTTACTTTCTCATCGAAGTGTGGTACAATTATATAATGGAGGAAGTGAATGACAGATTTTTTATGGGTCGAAAAGTATCGACCAAAAACTATTGCAGAAACTATATTACCCGAAAAGCTTAAGTCTGTATTTGAACAGATAGTTGCAACTGGCGAATTACCAAATATGCTGTTTACTGGTACAGCTGGTACTGGTAAGACAACAGTTGCAAAAGCTTTATGTAACCAACTAAATCTAGATTACATCTTGATTAATGGTTCAGAAGAAGGTAATATAGACACATTACGTGGAAAGATTAAACAGTTTGCTAGTTCAGTGTCTTTACAAGGTGGCTATAAGGTCATAATACTTGACGAAGCAGACTATCTCAACCCGCAATCAACACAACCTGCTTTACGTGGATTCATCGAAGAGTTCTCTAAAAACTGTAGGTTTATATTAACATGTAACTTTAAGAATAGAATTATTCAGCCGTTACATTCTCGTTGTGGTGTCTATGAGTTTAATACATCTAAAAAAGATTTAGCAGCTCTTTGCATGCAGTTCTTAGATCGTGTATGTATGATATTAGATGAATCACAGATCAAGTATCAAAAGGGCGATCTAGCTAATTTGATTATGAAACATGCTCCTGATTGGAGACGTGTCCTTAACGAGCTACAAAGAATGAGTGTAGCTGGATCTATTATCATATCTACAGATAAGACTGACTCTTATGATGTTTTGTTTCAATGTCTTAAAGCAAAAGACTTTAAGAAGATGCGACAATGGGTTGTAAACAATATAGATACTGATGCATCAGCGATATTTCGTGGGCTATATGATAAAATGATTGATCATTTAAAACCGCAAGGTGTTCCTCAAATGGTGCTAATCCTTGCAGATTATCAATATAAGCATGCTTTTGTTGCAGACCATGAACTTAACGTTGTAGCATGTTTGACAGAAATTATGGCAAATGTGGAGTTTATATAATGTTTAAAACAGGAGCAAACTTATTTACATCAGGCGACTTTACTAGTCATGCTGGTTTACCTTTGAAATGGAAAATAGAATGCGATGCAATAAGACCAGAAGAATGGGATTGTCTTGCTCAAATGATAATGGAATATGAAAAGATGCCATTCAGAGAAGTTAAAGGAATTCCTACTGGTGGTATGTCTCTAGCTTCTGCTTTAGATAAATACAAAAGTCCGGATGCTGATGATTTTGTAATGGTAGTTGACGATGTATGGACTACTGGCATGAGTATGCGGGAATTTATAAAGGATAACTACCCAGGATACCTAAGTGGTCAAGTTAAAAAATGGGTAATATTTGCAAGGAGACCGCCTGATGATGGAACAAGAGCTTTATTTACAATGCCAGGATAAAACATGTTATTAGAAAATGATTTAAAATTAGACTTTGGCAATGTTCTTTTAAGACCAAAAAGATCTACAGCAGAAAGCAGAAAAGATGTAAACTTATGGAGATCAATGAAGTTTCGAAACTCTGATGGAGAGTTTTACGGTGTACCTATTATGGCCGCGAATATGGATGGTGTAGGTACATTAGAGATGGCTAAAGTACTTGCATCTAATGGTGTGTTTACGTGTTTAAATAAACCTATATCAGAAAAAGACCTTATCGATCATTTTAGCACAGATAGTAAGATACCTAGTAATTACACAGCCATGACTATAGGTGCAACTAAAAGAGAAGAAGATAAATTTGCTAGTGTGTACGATAGAACAGATGAAAGAATAAAATTTCTTTGTATAGATGTTGCAAATGGTTATACAGAATATTTTAGCCATTTTGTGTATGGAATGAGAAGCACTTATCCAAATTTAACTATCATTGCAGGTAATGTTGTAACTGCAGATATGACACAGGAGCTGATAATAAATGGAGCAGATATTGTTAAAGTGGGCATCGGTCCTGGGAGCGTTTGCACGACTCGTATTCAAACTGGTGTGGGTTATCCTCAGCTTAGTGCTATTATTGAGTGTGCTGACGCTGCTCACGGGTTGGGTGCTCATGTTATTGGAGATGGAGGATGTACTAATCCAGGAGATATTGCAAAAGCCTTCGGTGGTGGCGCAGACTTTGTAATGTTAGGTGGTATGTTGGCTGGCCATGATCAAGGTGGCGGAGATATTATTAATACGCGTCACGTTACTAGTGAGATAGATAGCGGCAAATATAATACAAGATTATTTGGATCTAATGATCAAGTCACTAGGGTTGTAGAAGAACGAAAGTTTATAAAATTTTATGGCATGAGTTCAGAAAAAGCAAATGATAAACACTTTGGTGGATTAAGAGATTATAGGGCAGCTGAAGGAAAAGAAGTAAAGATACCTTACAAAGGTGACGTCAACAATACTGTACAAGATATATTAGGAAGTTTAAGATCTACTTGCACGTATATCGGGGCAAAAAGATTAAAAGATATTCCTAAGTGCGCTACATTTATAAGATGTAGTGATACGCACAATAGAGTTTACGAATAATAAAAAATGTGGTATAATATATTATGAAGATAACTTTAATTGGATTTGGATTTGTAGGAAAAGCGGTACATAACGTATTAAGCAAACACCTTGAAATAAAGATAGTAGATCCAGCATATAACGAAAACTTAATAGAAGATGATTCGGATGGATATATCGTGTGTGTCCCAACTCCGAGCTCTAATAATGGATCATGTGATACAACAATAGTTAAAGATGTTATAACATATTGTCCAACAAATAAACCAATATTAATTAAAAGCACCATAAGTTTAGAAAAATGGAGAGATCTAAATACACAAGGTAAAAGTCTGAACTTTAGTCCTGAGTTTTTAGTCGCTGCTACTGCAATGGAAGATTTTGAGAATCAAGAACATGTTCTATTAGGTGGACCAGATTATTCATTTTGGTCTACTGTATTTTTTATGTTTAAGACTATCGAAGCTTCTATAGAAGAACTTATAATGACTAAATATGCTCGAAACTGTTTTCTTGCAACTAAAGTTTCTTTCTTTAACGATTTACATAAATTATGTAATAAAACAGACATCGACTATGATAAAGTTGCATTGCTTACTTCTATGGATAATAGAATAGGATCTAGTCATATGCAAGTGCCTGGTCCTGATGGAGAGTTTGGATTTGGTGGTGCATGTTTCCCTAAAGATACTAAAGCGCTAGTTGCAACAGGTAAACACTTCGATATTAAAATGTCAGTTATGAATAATGTAATAAAAGCCAATGATGTGGTAAGAAAAAAATGAGTCCTTTTGATTATTTAAACGCTATTAACTATACTAAAAAAGATATTATGGTTGATGATATAGCAGAAAAACAATATAATCCGTTTATGGTCAATAGAGGTTTATCTTACTTTCAAGACACTGTTTTGATGGCAAATGAAATGAATAAGTATGCACATCTGGATAGTCGTTTACAATTTGATTTTCTTATAAATATAGTTAGAAAAAGAAAGCGATTTAGCAAATGGAATAAACCAGAAGTCGCTACTGATTTGGACGTAATAAAAGAGTATTATGGATATAGTAATGAAAAAGCACGCATGGTTCATAATCTTCTCACGGACAATCAGATAACTGAATTGAGAAAGAAGGTTTTTAAAGGTGGAAGAAAATAACATAATAGAATGGTCACCTGCCTCAATGTTAGAGGTTACACTAAACGAGCCAGATGATTTTTTAAAAGTACGTGAAACACTAACAAGAATTGGTGTAGCGTCAAGAAAAGAAAACAAATTATTTCAAAGTTGTCATATACTCCATAAACAAGGACGATATTTTATCGTGCACTTTAAGGAACTCTTTTTATTAGATGGAAAAAAATCTAATTTAGAAGAGAACGATGTTGCAAGACGTAATACTATAGCAACATTGATGAGTGATTGGGGACTTATATCAATAGAACAACCTGATAAGGCAGACTTAAAAGCTCCGTTACGTCAGATAAAGATTATACCTTTCCGCGAAAAGAGTGAATGGGAACTTTGTCCGAAATACAATATTGGAAATAATTGATTGAAACAACAAAATTTTAATGATGTCGTAAGTCTACAAGACGTATACGATATTACTAAAAAAGAATGTGATAATGGAAAGGGTCATACATGGGCCCGAAACTTAGACCTTATGAGCTTTGCTAGTAAGTCAGAAAGTATACTGGAATTAGGCATTAATCAAGGCACATCATTAGTTCTTATGATGTTACAAAACCCCAAAAAGATTATCGGTGTTGATATTGATTTAAATAATTGGAATGTCGGAGCAGGATTTAAACCACTTGCTCCGATAGCAAAAAAATATGCTGATGAAAATAACATTGATTTAGAAATACTACAAATGGATTCTACTGATCCCAAATCAACACGAGATGTAGATATGCTTCATATTGATTCTTTACATGATCCAAATCATTTAGAAAAAGAACTCACATTGCATAGTCAACAAGTAAAAAAATATATTGCATTCCATGATATAAAGCAAAGCGATTGGGCTTTATGGAAAGTGATTGATAAATTTTTAAAGAATATGACCGAGTGGAAACTAAAAGTTAAATATAACGAAGGAAAATGTGGCCACGCGGTGATTGAAAGAATTAACTAGTATATATAGTAATGGATGCCGTTATAACGGGTCTGTATAAATTAACCTTGCTAAATTAGGAGGCAACAATGACTGGTACTTTTATGTTCCCAAGAAACGCTTTTTTAGGTTTCGACCATCTTTTCGACGAACTCGAAAAAATCACAAATCACGCAAACGATACTTATCCACCTCATAACGTTATCAAATCTGACGAAATGAAGTATGATATTGAACTAGCAATTGCTGGTTTCTCTAAGGACGATATTACTATCGAACTTAAAGAGCATGTCTTGTATATTAAAGGTGATAGAGAG